CGGTTTTGATTACGACCACCGTGTGCCGATTATTTAATTTTTAAAGCAGCCTGAAACGCTGTTTAAACCGTATTTAAACCATGTTTACTATTCCTACTTTTGACGACATTCGCAGCGCAATTTTGCGCGACACTCAATCCCTAAACCCAACTGCTGATGTGAGCCATGACAGTGACCATTTCGTTCATGCCAGCCGTTTGGCAGCATGCGCCACAGGGCAATATGCACATCAAGCGTGGATAGTCCGCCAAATTTTTCCCGATACCGCCGACACGGCATATTTGGAACGCCATGCCGCTTTGCGCGGCTTAATGCGCCGCAATGCAACTACGGCAAGTGGTATAGCGACCATTCAAGGCGTGGCGGGTTCAAAAATCGGTGCAGATGTGTCAATCAAATATGGCAACACGTTTTATCGCACCACTGACACAGCAAAAATTGGGCTAAACGGTACAGCCAGTGTTGCGATTATCGCCGATAGTGCAGGTGCGGCACACAACGTATTGCAGGTTGCTGCACAATTCATGGCTGCTCCTGCTGGTATCGCCAGCGATTGCGTGATTACCGCGCAAGGCGGCACAGATGCTGAAACCGATGCTTCATTATTGGCACGTTTACTAGAAATTATTCGCCGTCCGCCAGCTGGCGGTAATCAATACGATTACAAAAACTGGGCTTTGAGCGTGGACGGTGTTAGCAGCGCGTATGTTTATCCTTTGCGGCGCGGTTTAGGAACGGTGGATATTGCGATTACTTCCGCTGATGGTGCACCCAGTGATGAGATTATTGCCAAAACGCAAGCCTATATTGATGAAATGCGCCCTGTCACCGCGAAAAATGTATTAGTCGTCAAACCACATTTGACAGTGTTAGACGTGCAAGTACGAGTGAAATTAGACGGTTTGGATTTAGCCATCGCGCAAAGCCGTGTTCAGGCTGCTTTAAGCGATTATTTCGGCACGTTAATTCCCGGCGATGATTTGATTGTGTCGCAAATTGAGGCAGCGATTAGCAATGTAGGCGGCATATCCGACCGCAAACTATTGTCGCCCAACGCCAATCGCGCAGCAGATGTTGTCAATCACATTGAATGGTTCAAACTCGGACGTGTAAATGTGAGCTTAATACTATGAGTTATCATGAAATTTTAATTGGCTTATTGCCACCTGTTTCCTATGCGAGAAATGGTGCAAAGCAACAACAGCAAGCGCAAATAGACGCACACGTATTAGACGATGTGCAAAGCAGCGCAGCACGTGTCCTTAATGCCATGCAGCCTGAAACATCAGGCGAAATGCTGACAGATTGGGAGCGCGTGCTGGATTTAAGCGGACGAGGCAAAAGCTATTCGCAGCGATTGTCTGCCGTGTTACTTAAAATCAATACCATGGGCAGATTGAGCATTCCCTATTTCACGCAACTGGCTAAATCCGCAGGCTACATCATCACGATAGACGAGCCACAACCTTTTCGTGCTGGCATCAACCGCGCAGGCGACCGTTTGGCAGAGGAAGACATTATGTTTGTCTGGACGGTAAATGTGCAAAGCAGCAGCCAGATTGTGAACCGTTTTCGTACAGGCATGAGTACCGCAGGTGAACGATTAAGCACATTCAGCGACAGCGTGATTGAGCGCATCTTTCAAGACTTAAAACCAGCCCACACGGCAGTTCGCTTTACTTATCAGGAGCAATAATGCAAGCGATTGAAACACAAGATAAACAATTTCATGACGGCAATGGCACAACTGAGTTGGGTACAATTTTGCCTGCTTGGTGGCTAAACCAAATTCAGGCAGAAATGTTGGCGGTTTTAACCGCCGCCAAAGTATCGCCCAGCAAGGCAAAAACCAATCAGTTAGCTGAAGCCATTGGCAAATTATTAACGGGTTCAGTAGTGGATAATTTGACATCTACCAACACCGATAAACCCTTGTCAGCAAAACAAGGCAAAGCCCTATCCGAGCAAATTACCGCCGCCATTTCAGGCAGCTTAAATTTACGGGGCGCATTGAGTACACGCAATCTAAACGATTTATTTGGTACAGCCAATTATGGTGTGTGGGACAACAAGGCAAATGTTAATACAACACTTGAAAAAAACTATCCCACAACCAAAGCAGGAACGCTATTTGTATTACCCTCAGCTTATCAAGGGGTGCAGCTGTATATTCCATTTGACCAAAGTGTACTGTATATCCGTCATACGACCAATAACAGCAACCCAACGGCATTTAGTACATGGCGCAGCATCGGCGAAGTCGTCAACGCATTGAATGATGAATCAACCACCACTGCACTATCGGCTGCAATGGGTAAAAAGTTGAATGATGAAAAATTAGGCAATACAGGCAACCAAACACTTTCAGGCAGCCTGAATATCAACAATCCTGACCAGTGGGAAAAACTGCGTTTTCAGACCAATAGCGGTTATTGGCGATTGGAAGGAGACCCAAAAGGTGCAGCAAATAGACGTTTGAATTTTAACTTTGTTGAAGCAGATGATTCAGCCAAGCAAACTTATATTTGGTTTCCAACGTTAACTAAAGGTACTAATGAAACGGTTGCTTATCAAAGCTGGGTCAACAGCCAATTAAGCGGCAAATTAGGCAATACAGGCAAACAAGAATTAGCGGGGCATTTGGTGGTGAAATATGCCAGTGATTGGGTGGGTATGGTTGCGCACAATCCCACACCGAATAAGCACGCGTTTTTTGATGGCGTTGTGAACAATATTCCTAAAGGTGGACTACAAATCATCGCGAATGATAATGGTGCTTATTTTATCCGAATCACTGCCACGCCACAGGGCAATGCTAATCAAGACCGCCGAGTTGCCAGCGTCGATTTTCACGCCGATAACATTTGGACCCATGCCTACGGTTGGTTGCATGAGGGCTTTGTCCGTGCGGGCAATGGTATTGGGCAAGAGGCTAAACATCAAATCAAAATTGGTTGGAGTCCTGCAGACATGCGTTTGAAAGCCACCGTTGATGAGACCGATTTAGGCGGCGTTGTTACCGATGCCGTATTAAGACCGCATTTGGACAATATCAACAATGGCATTCATAACCATGTCCAAAACATCTTAGGTATTCTGAATAACAAAACCAGCTACGGTGATTTTGCCGTTGCGAAAACACTGAATGGCTACCAACGACTGCCCAATGGTTTGATTATTCAGTGGGGGCGCATCAATGGCACATTAGGCGCAATGAGTGGACGAATTACCTTCCCCATCGCTTTTCCTAACACGTGTCTCAGTGCGGTGTTATCACAATACAGTATTGCGGGTGGCAATGGCTTTGTTCTCCGAAACAGCGCAGGCGACCGAACAGGATTTAATTATGGTGAAGATGTTTTGAGTAATGTTGGTCGTGGTCGGGCAGCAAGTGCATCATGGATTGCGATTGGTGGTTAATTTGGGAGTAACACAATGATTTATTTTGATTATGCGGCGCAAACTTTTTACGATGACGCCATTCATCGCGAGCTGCCTGAAAGCGTAGTAGCGATTGATGAAGCACAGCACAATGTTTTATTGGACGCCCTCAATCGTGGCGCAAAGATTAAGGCAGATTTGAGTGTATTAGAACGCCCTAGTTTGTCGCACGAATGGGATAGCGACAGTCAAACATGGCTGGTTAACCCGCAGCTCAAAGCCGAGCAGCAAAGCCAAATGTGGGCGCGTATCAAACAAAAACGCCACGATAATTTACGTAGCGGTGTGTATATTCAATCGGTTGGCAAATGGCTACACAACGATGATGACAGCCGTGCGCAATACACCTTTATGCGTACGATGGCGACGCTGCCTGAAAATATGCTCTGGAAAACGATGGACAACCGTTTTATTCCAATGACGCGCGAATTGCTGGACGAATTGTCCATGCAACTTTTGCTAGATGAACAGGCGGACTTTGCCAATGCCGAACGCCACCGCGCCGCGATGTTACAAGCTGATAATCCGTTGGATTACGACTATTCAAGCGGTTGGACGGCAACATTTCAAGACTAAGGCAATCCGCCCATTATTGATTATTTGGAAGGACAACCATGTCAGAACTAAACGAATTTGAACAATTTTATCGACGTCAAGCGCAGATTTGGCGAAATATATATTTAAGTACCTCAGATGAATCACTCAAAAAACAAGCGCGGCGTGAATTTGAAACCTACAACCAACGCCTGCCCCAAGATGCACGACTGGAGCGTTAATCATGCACACATCAAATAATACTATTTATCTCGCTTTGTACAAGGGACGGCGAGACGGTGCGTGGTACAAACCGAGCATAGCCGCAGCACGTTTGAGCGACTGGACAATACGCACGTTTACTCAAAGTATTTATAGTCATTGCGAATTGGCTGTTGCACGTGAAAATGGGCAATACGATTGTTATTCGTCAAGCATTCGGGACGGTGGGGTGCGAATGAAAACCATGAAGCTACCCACTGACAAATGGGATTTGATAGAAATCAGACAAATGAATGCATTTGAAGATTTGCGCAATCACTTCGGTGCGACCCGTGCGCAAGCCTATGATTGGCTGGGTGCATTGGGTGTGGTAACGCATTGGAAGGACAGCAAACGCAAATGGTTCTGTAGCGAATGGTGTGCGGCGGCGTTGGGATTAGCCAATCCTGAACGCTTCAGCCCAGAAACTTTGGCACGGCATTTTAAAATGCGTTTAGCACACAAACCTTGATTGCAAAATAAACGAGGTCAAGACAAAAATAAAACGGCTGCGCGGCGGTGCTACCAACACCGTTCTCCGCGCCAGCTTTCGGCAGTCCTATCCTGCGTCAAACCTTTTTGACCGTACGCTCGCGAGCGCGGTCGGATTGTATCACTCTGACATAAGGATAAGCAAAAAATGAAACTGCGTTGCAAAAATCAAAACTGCCATAAATTATTGGCTATTGGCGAAGGCAATCTGCAAATCAAATGCCCGCGTTGCAAACACATCAGCCAATTCCAAATGCGACGATAACATCGTATTTTGAGTACCACGAGTACCTAATTATTTAATTGTAAGGATATTCGTATGACTCAAAAAACATGCCCAATTATTCCATGTATGGTGGTAAACGCCGCTTGGCAAAACACTTGCTGCCGTTATTTCCTGAGCATTCATGCTATGTAGAGCTGTTTGCAGGCGGTGCCGCCCTGTTCTTCATGCGCCCCGAAGCCGCTAAAACCGAAGTACTCAACAATATTGATAGGCAATTAATCAATCTTTACCGCGTGGTACAACATCATTTTGATGAGTTTGTACGGCAGTTTGACTGGACATTGTGTAGCCGTGAAGTCTTTACCCAACTACAAGCTACGCCTCCCGATACCATGACCGATATTCAACGCGCTGCCAGATTTTTTTACTTACAACATAACGCTTTTGGTGGTAAGCCAAGTGGTCAAAATTTTGGTACAGCGACAACCAGTCAAGCATGGAGTGCCATTGATATTGCCGAAAAATTACAGGCAGCGCGTAAGCGTTTGAGTGGTGTTTTTGTAGAAAACGAGACATGGCAACGCTGCCTGAAACGTTACGACCGCCCTCACACTTTCTTTTACGCAGACCCTCCGTATTGGCAAACGGCAGGCTACGAACGCATATTTAACTGGACGGAATACGAACAACTGGCAGAAGCCATGCACACCATGCAAGGCAAAATGATGTTGTCTATCAACGACCACCCTGATATTCGTGCTTTATTTGCCAATTTCACTATTCATGAATTGCAGTTGAGCTATTCAGTTGGACGCAAAGCTGAAAGTCGTATACCGCGTGTTGAGTTGGTGATTTGCAATTATTGATGACAAAGCAGCAAGAAACGATGCGTTTATTCCTTGTTGTTTATCAGATGTTGTTTTGAATGAACACATGATGTCGTAGCTTGTTCACACTATCCAGCAATCAGATTGCTTTGTCGCAAAGAAAACAAAAAAATCCTGCTCTTGTATGGCAGGATTTGAAACATTGTTGCACCGTGTGAAATAAATCTATTTAGCATTTATCTTGCAACATACACTTGAAATTTCGTGAGGGGTATCAGGTGGGTATACGATTGGAAGTCCATTGTTTACTTGTGGTTGGCAAGCATTTTTTGCGGTTGATTGAGTATCAAAAATTAGGCGTTTATGGGAATTTTTGAGTATCAAAGATTAGGCGAAAAAGTGCTGAATAATTTACGGTTTTATACGCATTTCATCTAAAAATTCCTGCCACAATTTAGGCTCTCCATAATAAAAAGCGGGTTCGGTCTTTTCAAATAATGGATCCGCCCACACATCTTGCCAATATTTGAACACCAACGAATTTTCGCGTTCAATCAAATTTTCATGTTCATAAAACCAATTTTCCAGTTGCGATAAAAAAAAAGCCCATTGTGTCATTTGGCGCGATATTGTCGTAATAATCTGCTAATTCTTGTTCGTTATAAGGCAATAAAGGCAGCAGTTTTTCAGGCAGCTCACCATTTAATATTTTGCCCATAATGTTCAAGATTATTTCAATATTTTCCATTCTGATTTTTCCTTTTTCATGCGTATGATAGTAACGATTTTACTATCATTGGCTGACTGAATAACTGCAATCTGCATTTTTTCTGAAAAATATACAAGCCTATTATCATGTTCTTGATAGAAATTTGCGTGATTATTTTTCAAAAAATTCAAGACTTGAATTGCATTAATTTCAACAAAATTTTTCTGATTTAATCGATTCAAACGTGCAATAGCATGAATATCCAACTTAAAACCTGCTTGTTTAAATTGATAATATAATTGCGTTGTTTTTTGTTTGAATGTATTACTCCATGATTTACGTTCAATTTCTCGCACCACTTGTGGAATATAACTTATATATTCACCCTTACCAGTAGGGGTTAGATCTGACGAGTATCATTTGTTGTCATGCTGACAAGCAATTATTCAATATAAGGCTGAAGCTCCTACTTTTTTCTAGTAGGGGCTTTTTTTATGAATGCTGAAATCATCAAAACACAAACAGGCACATTTGCATTGTTTATTAACGGTGAACTACACCGAGAATACAAACGCAAATTCTCAGCGCAATCACGTCTGAACGTGTTACGTGAACGCGAACTTGCAGCAGCAGCGGAGGCAGGGGCAGCGACCAAGACCA